CCGCCGAGCGGGCCACCTTGTACGAACGCCTGACGGGGTTGACCGCAACATTGGAGGCCCAGCCATGACGCGGGGCGGGCGGGTCCGCTGGCAGGTGCGCCCCGGCTCCCTCGTGTGGTGGACCGAGGTCCTGTGGGGCACGGCGCTGTTCGCCGGGCTGGTGGCCCTGGCCCTGGCGGCGGGGCCGCATGGCTAAGAGGGAGGTGCATGAGCATGAGCGACCCGCGCGACGAGGCGGCGTGGATGGCGTTATGGCGCGAGATGTGTCAGGTGGCCGCCGAGGTCTTCGATGATCCCGAGTTCCGCGCCCGCGCCGACCGGCTGGCGCCGCCACCGGATCTCCCGGCGCTCGGGGCCTGGTTGCTCGGTCCTGACGGGGCGATGGGCGTCGTGGTGCTCGCGATGCTCCGGGAACGGGTGTTGTTCGACACCCCGGCCGGGGCACCGGACGAGGCCATGCACCTTCCGCGCCGGCTCGCGGCCAGTCTGGCGGCCCTGGGCGTGGATGTGGCGACGCGGGACCAGGTCGAGGCCCACGCCCGCCGGGCGGTCGGGGGCGATGTCGATGAGCCATGGGATTGACGTGGAGGAACGGGATAGACCGGGCGGCCCCCTTCTCGTGCCGCAGTACGTCCGTGAGTCCGACGCGGAGCGCTGCGCACGCCTGGAGACCCTGTTGGTCGCGTGGTTCCGGGACGACACGACGCGGCGGGCGATCCTGGAGACCTTGCGCGCGGTCGTGGGCCGGGGTTAGGGAGGCGACGAGTCGATGAGAGAACGGGACAGCGATCGGCACCGGCTCGCCGCGGACTGGCAGGCCGCGTGGGCGGAGATCGCCCGGTGCGACGACGGGCTGAACTACGCGGACGACCCGCTGTGGGCCGAGTACTGGATTCGCCGCCGCCGGGCCGCCGAGGAGCGCCGCCGGGCGGCGTGGGCGCTGCTCCGCGCCCTGGGGGAGGTGCGCCCATGAGCCGCCGGCGCGGGACCGGGCCGCGGGCGGCGCCAGCGCTCTGCGATCATCCGCTGGTCGTGTGGCGGCCGGGGGACCGGTGGCGGTGTTTGGTGTGCGGCCAGGAGGGCGCGGGCGACCCGTGGCCGCGGGTGGTGCAAGCCCACTAAGGAGGCGAGAGGAATGCCCTTACGTTTTCAGTCGGCCTGGGTGACCTTGGAGTTGGTCGAACCCGCCTTGGGTACGACGCCCGAGGAGTATAGCACGTGGGATCGGTGGATTCGACCGCGGGCGCCGGGGCCGGACGCGGCGGCCGAAGAGGCGGCCCACCACCCCGGCGCCGGGCCCCGGGTCAACCCGACCTATACGGACTTACCCGCCGCCAAGGCACGCGCCCGCGCGGATCGGCAGGCGGCGGAGGCCACCGACGAGACCCCGACCGACCGGGAGCGGCTTCCGAAGACCACCTTCTTCATCGACGACCAGGGCCGCCCGCTCCTGTGGAATTACCAAATACTCGGTCACATCAAGGAGCTGGGCAACATCGCTAAAGGAGCCGCCGGGGTGAGGAATTTACGCGAGAAGATCAACCGATATGTCTACATCGAACCCCGGCAAATTATCCTCCAGACCGCCATAGTGGGCGAGTTAACCCGCCCCCTGCGGGCCGAGACCGCGCAAGGACCGCGGATCGCGCTCGCAACGAGTGACGTGATTCCCGCGGGCACGCGGATCCGCTTCCGTGTGCGGGTCTTGGATCAAGGGGCGAAGCCGGAAGTGACGCTGGATCTCCTCCGGGAGTTGTTCGATCTCGGCCAAGTGCGGGGACTCCTTCAGTGGCGGTCCGGTGGCTGGGGGGTCTATCACGTCGTGGAATGGGCCCCGGAGGCGGACTAGCTAGGTTCCCCTGTGGTGCCGGGGCCGGGACACCGGTCGGGGTGGGTGGGGGCCGGCACGCGACCGCAAGGGCTTTGCGAGGGGTCGCCATGGTACAGCGCTGCTACGGAGAGGTGTGCTTGGCTTGGGCACCGTGCTGAACTGCGTTGGCATCGCTACGGAAGGGTTAGGTAATGGTGTGCTGCGGCATCGCGGAGGCGAGCTGGGGGCCAGCCGCGCAATGCAAGGGCAAGGGCAGGGATGGCCGTGGACGAGGCACGGTGTGGGCAGGCCGCGCGACGGCAGAGGCCAGCGGCGTGATGGGGCCGCGGCGCAGAGAGGCGGAGCGGCAGAGGTCAGGGCCGCGCAGGCATCGCGATGGCTGGTCCGGCAACGGGACAGTAGTGGGCGGCGATGGAGTGGCCGTGTAGCGGCACCGCGCTGACGGGGAATGGCGACGGAGCGTCGAGCAGCGCTAAGGCGAGGGGCAGCAGGGTGATGGCGAAGTGTCGGGCGGGTGCGCGACGGCCCGGTCTAGCAATGCAAGGGCACCGCGCTGGGCTGCCAAGGCGGCGGGCCGGTTAGGAGCGGCGCAGGGTCGGGTTGCCCTGGCGGGGCAACGTGTCGGGCTTGCGCAGCCATGGCTTCGGAATGCGCAGGGCCGCCGTGGTGCCGGCCGGACAGGCGCGGGCAATGGTCAGCAAGGCGACGGCGGCGCCCCGGTGCGCCACGGAACAGGGCGGTGACGGAACGGGCGTGCGTCCGGCGGGACACCGCCGGGCGCGCCGCCCCGCCGGCGCCCACGAAGCGGAACGACCCCTAGCGGGCTCCGGGGCCTTGAAGGGAGCAGGATGGCATGAGTCGGCGGCGCTACCTGTCGACGGACATCTCCACCGACCGGCGGGTCAACCAGATGGGCATGAAATACGGCGACGGGCCGGTCCTGTTTTACACGTGGGTGATTCCGCATTGCGAGGACGACGGCACGATTACCGCCGACCCATGGGAACTGTTAGGCATCGTGTGGGCCGCGCGGCGTGATAAGACCGAGGAGGATGTGCGGCAGGCCATTGCGGCCTGCGAAGAGTTTGGGCTCTTAGAGCGATCCGCCGATGGGCGGCGGTTGCAAATGCCGGTAGACGCCTGGCTCCGGTACCAGACATACATTCCATCCGCGAAGCGGGACGCCATTCGGGCCCAGCGCCAAGCGGGGAGGCCGCCCGCCTCCGATCACCGCGAAACACCGCAAATCACCGAAGACCACCGCATAACGCCGACGAACGCCGAAGAACCACGCACATCAGCGAAAAACGCCGCTTCTCCTTCCCCTTCTCCCTCCCCTTCGCCTTCGCTGTCCCCTTCGCCTTCCCCGGTGGAACCCCCCCCGCAGGAGGCTTCGCCTCCTGGTCCCCCCCGCGTTGCGGGTGGGGACGGGCTCGCGACCGCGTCCCCGGCGGGCACCGAGCGCCCCGAGCCCGTGCCGCGCCGCGCGCGGGCCAGCGCGCGGGCGCCCCGGTTGCCGCCGGACCTGCGGCGCTTGGTGGGCGAATGGCGGGCCGCCGTGGTCGCGGACGGGCTCGCGCCGCCGCGGGACTGGCACCTGCGGGCGAGCGGCTACGTGCGCCGGTGGGTCCAAGCCGGCGCCACGGTGGCCGATCTCCGGGCGTGGTGGGCGTGGCTCCACGACGATCCCTGGTGGGCCACGCGGTATCCGGAAGTCGCGCTGTGGGATCGGGCGTGGTCGCAATGGCGCCTGCGGGCGCATGCGCCGCCGCGCGCCCGGCCACCCGGCGAGCTGTCGGGCGCGGCGGCGGTGGACGCGTTGTTGGCGGGGCTGACCCGCCAGGAAGGGGGCCGTGATGACCCCGGATGAGACGCGCAAGGTGCTGGCGTATTGCGTGACGGTGTTGCCGAGCCTGCGGCTCCCCGACGAGCCGCAACTATCGCGGGTGGTGGCCGCGTGGACCGACCTGCTCGGGGATCTGCCGTACCCGGTCGTGCAGCAGGCGGTGCGGGCCGTCTTGGCCACACAGGAGGGGCCTTGGTGGCCGACGCCGGGCGCGATTCGGCAGGCGGCGGCGCGGCTGACGCGCCCGCCGGTCCCGGCCGCGGACGAAGCGTGGGGGCTGGTGCAGGCGGCGGTCGCCCGGTACGGCTACATGCAGCCGGCGGAGGCCCTGGCGAGCCTCCCGGCGCCCGTGCAGGCCGTCGTGCGGGCGATTGGCTGGCTCGACCTGTGTACGGGTGATCCGGACGTGGTGCGGGGCCAGTTTCTGCGGCTGTACGACGCGGCGGTCGCGCGGTCGACCCGTGTGGCGCTCTTACCGCCGGCGTTGCAGGATGGCGCCTTGGCGCCGCCGCCGGTCGCGCCGCCGGAGACCGCCCCCGCGGGGCCACCGGCGGTCCCTAGCCAACGGGCGGCGCCGCTCGCGCTCCGCGCGGTGCTGGAGGCGATGCGCGGGTCGGCCGCGTCGGCGGCTCCGCGGGAGGCGGAGGACCGGGATGGCTAGCCTCGGACGGCACCCGGTGCCCCGCGTCGCCGTATTTGCCTTACCGGGCATCCCGCCGGGCCAGAACCGGTTGACGCGGGTGGGCCGGCAGGGCTGGCGCCAAGCCGCGGGCTGGAAGCGCACCTGGGATCAGCGCGCGGCCGAGGCGATTGCGGCGGCGCGGGTGGCGGGGCTGTGGGATGGACGACCGGTCGACCCCGCCGTGGTCCGAGTGGTGTATCACTTCTCGGACGGCCGCCGCCGCGACCCCGACAACTACACGGGGGCCGTCAAGCTGTTCCTGGATGCCTTCGTGACGGCCGGGGTGTTGCTGGACGACAGCTTCGCGCACGTCACGCTGGTCGTGGAGGCGGGCCCGCCCGCGCGGCCCGCCTGGACGGAAGTGATCATCACCACGCGGGCGGAGGCGTGAGGGATGCCGCGCCGCTGGCCCCATCCCCGCCGACCGGCCGCCCCGAGCCAGGTCGTGTGCACGGCGCATGCGGCGGCCCGGTGGGCCGAACGGCAGGGGCCGGGTCTGAGCGGCCAACCCACCCTGCTCGACGCTTGGGCGCACGCGGGGCCGCTCGGCGCCTGGGGCGGGTGGTGGGGCTGGCAGTGTGGGCAGATCGTCCTGGTCGCGCGGCGCGGGCCGCGGTGGTGGACCATCGTGAGCGTGTGGACGGTCGAGATGTGGGAGCGGTGGCAGCGCCGCCCGGCGCGGCGTCGCGTGCGGGATGCCAGGGAGTAAGGAGGGGGGAGCCATGTTGGATTTGCTGGCGCCGCGTATCCGGGCCCGCTTTCCGGATCTGCCCACGGAGCCGGTGATGGTGTTGCGGACGGCGGGTCAGATCATGGGGCGGTCGGTAACGGGCGGCGACCCGAGTGAGCCGTTCTCGAACGGCAGCGAGTACCGGGAGTTCTTGGCGCAGTGGTGCGAGACCTGTCGGCACTACGTGCCGTGGGACGCGCATCCGGAGTGGGCCGGCGACGATCCGCGGCTGTGCCCGATTGAGACGGCGATCGCCGGGGCCCAGTGGGACCCGCATTGGTGGCCGCGCCACGCGGTGCGGGCCGTGGCCGACCCGGTGACCGGCGGCCTGGGCTGGGTCTGTTTGGCCTACGCGCCGACGGGCGCGGTGCCGCAATGCGCGAAGGATGCGGCCAAGGCGTAAGTGGGGACCACGAGGTGGCCCTAGAAAGGCAGGCACACCATGAGCGTTTATCATCTGCTGTTTGGCCAGAATTCCCATACGGACGTGATCCTGGCGCTCGTCGGGCTCAAGGAATGCGACATCGAGCGCTTCCGAGACTGCTGGCTGGACGATGAGGGCGTGCATGTGTACACCCGAACCGGGGGCCTCAATCGGGCACAGTATCCCAATACCCTGCTTACTACCAACCCGTGGTATGTGTCCGACAAGGACGCCCCGCCTGATAACACCTACGCGGTATACCACTTTCGGATTCCGCCGGAGTTCGCCGATGACCTGCCGAGTCTACAGGACCCGGCCCGCTATGGGCTGTCGGCCCGGCTGATTCAATGGCTCCAGCGGACGTGGGATCGGCCGCTGACCGACGCGGATCGCCGTGCGCTCACGTACCAGCGGCAAGAAGCGCTGGTTCATCGGCTGCAACGCCAGGGGGAACTCTCCCCGGCGTTCAACGGCCACACGGTGGTGCCGTTGTCTGACCTAGGCATGGAAGAGGTGCTTGGCAGCATGGAAAAGGCGGGGGGATCGTTCCTCCCGTATTGGGTCATGCCCTACGAGATCGTCGTGCGGCAGAATGTCCCCCGCTGGCCGTCGCAGCGAGCGACCTCGCCGCTGGAACAAGAGTATGTCCGCGTACACCTCGCCACCACATGGCGCGTGGATGAGGATGCCTGGACCCGCTGGCGGGCGAAGTTCGGCGCGTGGTATCCGCAGGCCATCAGCGCCATTGCCGAGCACGTCCGCCACGTGCAGACGCGAGCCCGATAGAGCAGGGAGGCGATACCCGATGAACGGGGATAGAGAGGAGTGGCGCTGGGCCCTGGACGGTTTGCGCGACGACATTCGCCAGGCCGAACGCACTTTGCGGACGATTGAGGACCGCATTAGCCGTGTGCGTGACAGCGTCGAGGAGGCGTGGGAGGCCCTGGCACGCTTGCAGGAGAGCGTGGAGGACCTCCAGCGGATAATCGTCGTGCGGGACGAACAGGAGGCGGACGTAACCGGTGACACGCACAATGTCTGACGAGCGCACCGCCCTCAACGCGGCCTTCGCCCGGCATGTGGCCGCGACGCTGGGGCCGCCGGCGGCGTATGCGCCCGCGAAGGCGTGTCCGCACGGACATCCCGACTACTACGGCAGTGGCATCGGGGTGATGTGTTTGCGGTGTCTCGATGAATACGTGATCGATCTGTACTTCCGCACCAATAGTGTCGACCGGATGATGGCCTTCCGAGAAGAGGCGCATGCAAACGCGACGAATGAGGCCTGGCACCCCGAATGGCGCATCGGGCCGGGGGCACCGCACGACTTCTGCGGGTCCCTGGACCGGACGGTCGGCGCCCTGCTGCGGCTGGGCCTGCGCTGGGATGTGGCGACGCAGGTGCGGCCCGCCGCCGGGCCGCCCCAAAGTCTGGTGAGCGTGCGGCGGGATGGCGGGCGTTGGACGGATCAGCGGTATGCGGAGGCACTTATTGATGAATCCGACGACGTGGCCGTGTGGGCCACCGCCTTAGTCCAAACGGCATTGCGGGTCTTGGCGGACCGGGAGGAGGGGTAAGGGATGGAGCATGTCTTAAAGATCGCGCCGGTGTGGTTCGCGGCGGTCGTGACGGGCGCGAAGACGGCCGAAGTGCGGCGCGACGACCGCGGCTATGAGGTGGGGGATACGTTGATCCTGCACGAGTGGGATGGCACGGGGGAGACGGGCCGGACGTGCCGCGTCCTGGTGACGCACGTGCTGCGGTCCGACGACGTGCCGCACCTGCTCCCGCCGGGCGTGGCGGTCTTGAGTGTCCAGCGGCTGGACGAGGCCGGGGCATCGGTGCCGCGGGACCCCGTCGCGGGGGAGACGGACGCGGTCCTCGCGGCACTGCACGAGGTGCGGGACGCGGTAGTGCAGCAAACGGCCCGCATGGAGACCTGGGGCCGCATCGTCGAAGGGATCCTGCGGGACCAGACCGGCGCGTTGCGCCATGTGGCGCACCACGTGGCGCGCCTCGACCCGGGCGGCCCGCGGGTGGGCGGCGACGAGGCGGAGCCACGGGGCACGCCGCTGGGGCCGTGGTGGAAACGGATCTGGTGAGGCAGAAAGGAGACATCGACCGGACATGGGACGCTTGCTGACATGGATGGGCACCACGCGCCGCCGAGATGCACAGGGCCGCTGGCATGACATCCCGGACGGCCCGGAGTGGTACGGACAAATCTACCGCCCGGTGCCCGGCCAACCGGCGATCGAACAGGGCACGGGCGCGATTCCGGAGTTGCCGCCGGCCTGGGACCCGCGGACGCTGGCGACCGTGTATGACTGGGTGGGGCACGAGGGCCCGGCGGTCCCGATCGTGCTGCTCCAGTTCGGCCAGCGGGCCGAGGGCAGTGACCTCCTCGCCTTCAGCCAGCGCTGGGACTTGCCCACCCCGGATCTGGAAACCCGGCTCCTCGGTATCGGCGGGACCACGGCACCGGCCGCCCCGGTTGGCGTCGAAGCCACCTTGGACGCGCAGTGGGCCCATGCGGCGGCGCCGGCCGCGCGGCTGTTGGAACTGGTCGTCGTGCCGCCGAGCCTGACGCACATCACCTGGGCACAAGCCATGACGGTGGCCCTCGACCGGATCCCCGCGGAGGTCCCGCCGCCCGCCGTGGTGAACATCAGCTACGGCCTGCCCGAAGATCTGATCCCACGGGCCGACGTGCTGGCGTGGGCCGCCGCGCTGGACCGCTGGCCGCCGGGCTATATTCTGGTGGCCGCGAGCGGCGACCAAGGCCCCTACGGGTACGCGGTGCCCGGCGTGTTGGCCCAAACGCCCCGAGTCAGTGCGCCCGCCAGCGTGCCCGGCGTGATCGCGGTGGGCGGGACCACGCTTACGCCCGTGCCGGGGCAAGCGGCGGCCGGCGCACCGCCGGGCCAGGACGAGTGGTGTTGGTCGTTTGCCTACGGGGTCGGGGCGAGCGGGGGCGGCTACTCAGCGGTGTTTCCCCGCCCGCTGTGGCAGAGCGGCGTCGCCCGATCCGGCGCCGGCGTGCCGGATGTGAGCGCCCTCGCGGACCCCAACACCGGCGCCTACGTCGTCGTCAACGGGTCCTGGACCATCATCGGGGGCACGTCGCTGGCCGCGCCGCTCGTCGCGGGCCTGCTGGCGCAGGCGCTGGCCGCCCGGCCGGCCACGCGGTCCCGCCTGACGGGCCAGGGTGTCCTGGAACGGCTCTATGAGGACCCCGCCCCGTTCTGTCGCCCGATTACGATGGGGACGAACCAGACATGGGCGACGCCCGGTTACAACGCGACGGCGGGCTGGAATCCCGCAACGGGCTGGGGCGTGCCCCGCGGGCTCGCCCCGTGGACGCGGCTGGTGAAGGAGTGATCCCAGCGATGTACCGCGAGTGGGTCGACACTGATGTCTCGCCGCTTCCGACCGAGTGGGGCCGGACCCTGCAAGCCCTCGGCGTGCAGGGCGTCGTCCTGGACTGCTGGAATGCGCGACCGAGTGACCTGACGCTCCTCCAGGCCGCTCGCCTGCCGGTCGAATTGTATGTGGGGTACGATCCGGCCCTGTGGCTGGACGGGGTGGCGGGCGCCCAAGCGCGCGCGCACGCCGCGGTCACGCGTGCGGACACCCTCGGCTACGCGCGGGGGCAAGTCCTGTGGCTCGATGTCGAGCAATGGCCGCAGACGGGTCCGGCGGCCACGGCGCGGGCGTGTGTCGCGTGGGTCACGGCGTGGGCCACCGCGACCCGCGCGGCGGGCTATGTGCCGGGCGTGTATCTGGGGGAGCCTCTGCCGCCCGGGTTGACGGCCACGGATTGGCCGCCGGCGGGGCAGTCGCCGATCGCCCATTGGTGGCTGGGGTCGCCCGCCGCCGCTGGCGCGGTGCGCGTCCACCCGCCGCGGCTGACGCAGATCGCCTGGAATGTCCGGGTCGGCAACGTGCTGGTCAACCGCGACCTCCGCTGGGTGCCGGACGTCACGGCCCCGCCGTGGCCGGACCCGCCCGCGGCGGATCGGGCGGCGTGGGCGGCGTGGCTGCGCGCGGTCGCCGACCGGGTGGCCCGCGGCTAGGGGGGGATGCCCGTGTGGGTGCTGATCGCCGGGGGCCTCATTGCCTTGGCGGAAGTGGGGTTGTTGCTCGCGTGGGCCCTCTTGGGCCAGGCGAGCGAACGGCTGACGGCGCCGGCGGACGCGGAGGACCCGTTCGCGGCGGCGCCGCCCGCCTGGCGGCGCGTGCTGGCGGATCGGCTC